AACTACACAAATGCTTGGCAGATTTCAACCTTTCCATGATGGCCATAAAGAATTATTTAAAAGAGCATTAGCAAAACACGGACAGGTAGCAATACTGGTAAGAGACATGCCACTAACAGACGACAATCCATGGCAAGTGGATAAAATTTGTGAAAATATAGAAATTGCATTGGCCGAATTTGCAGGAAAATTTAGATGCTTTCCTGTGCCAAACATTATGAATATAACATATGGTAGAGGTGTAGGTTATAAAATAGAAGAAGAAGTTCTCGATGAGGAAACACAAAAAATTAGTGCAACAAAAATCAGAGAACAAATGAGAAAGGATGGCGAACTATAAAGTCTATGAAATAAAATTTAAGGACGGAATGGTATATTATGGTTATACTGCAAAACCATTTGAAATCAGAATGGCAGAGCATATGAACAAAAGCCAAAAAGGTAAAAACAGATTGTATAAAAAAATGCGTAATGCAGAATATGACTGTGATTGTAGAGTAGTAAATCAGTTCCCTACAATGGAAGAAGCATTAGATTGGGAAAAGAAATTGATAAAAAGAACACCATACAATTTAAAATTGAATAAAAGTTGGGGTGGAGAAAACGGAGAAAATAATCATAGACGTTGGAAACAGCAGGATATTATTAAAAAACATTTTAAAAGGAAAAAGTCTAAATACAAATTTTAGTCATCCTGGTTATACGAGGTATCCACATTTGAAAGAAAAAGGACCAACAGATGCTCAATATACAGATTGGGAAAAATGGTTTGCATGGAAACCTGTTACTACTATTGCAGGTAATAAAGTATGGTTAAAAAATATATATAAAAGACAAAGAACAATAAAGTGGGTAGCACCTACATTTCCAGAAGGACATTTTGATAAAACAGAATATGCTGAATGGGAAACAATATTAAATTTAAAGATGAGGTAATATGTATCAATTTACAAGTGAAAGTGTTAGTAGAGGACATCCTGATAAAGTTGCAGATCTAATATCAGATGCCGTTGCAACACATCTAATAGATAAAAACGTTTATCACAGAGCCGCAGTGGAAACTTTAGTTACAACAAATATGGTTACACTTGCAGGAGAATATAAGAGTAATAAGTTTGACAAAGATATAATAGAGGATATTGTTAGAGCAGTAGTGCAAGATATAGGATATGAGCAACAAGGTTTCCATTGGGAAAACTTAAAAGTTTACAATGAATTACACGGGCAAAGTCCTGATATTGCACTAGGTACTGATGATTTTGGTGCTGGAGATCAGGGACTTATGTTTGGTTATGCATGTAATGAAACAGAAAACTTTATGCCAAGTGCAATACATTACAGTCACAGAATACTAAAACGATTACAGGATGAAAGGCAAAGCACTTCCTGGATACTTCCTGACAGCAAGGCACAAGTTACAATGAGTTATAAAGGCATAAACAATCCTGTAAGTATAGATAAAATAGTGTGTAGCACTCAGCATGAAGACGCAGTAGATATTGCAGATGTTAGGATTTATATTGAGGAACTAATTAGAAATGAAATTACAGAATATGATTTAAGCAATACAGAATTTTTAATAAATCCTACAGGCAGATTTGTTATTGGCGGGCCAGATGGTGATACAGGAATAACAGGCAGAAAAATTATTGTTGATACTTATGGTGGTTATGCTCCACATGGAGGCGGTGCTTTTAGTGGTAAAGATTGTACAAAAGTAGATAGAAGTGCGGCTTATATGGCTAGATATATTGCTAAAAATGTTGTAGCAAGTGGCAGATATAAAAATTGTACAGTACAACTAAGTTATGCAATTGGTATAAAAGATCCTACAAGTTTATACATTTATGCAGACGGTGAAGTAAGACCTGCCCTAACTAAGCAAATACAGGATAAAATAGATTTAACACCTAAAGGTATTATTGATAGATTTAATTTATTTGATTTAGATTTAACAAAAACAACAAATTATGGACATTTTGGAAAAAATGACATGCCTTGGGAGGAGACAAATTTATGGAAATAAAAGAGAGTATTAGAACAGTACCTAATTTTCCTAAAGAAGGAATTCAGTTTAGGGACATTACAAGTATGCTAGAAAGCCCAGAAGCCTTCAATAAAGCACTTATAGACATGACGGCTTGTTGTATGATGTTTAATGCTACAAAAATTGTTGCAATAGAAAGTAGAGGGTTTTTATTTGCAAGTCCTATTGCAAGAGATATGGAGTTGCCTTTGACCCTTGCTAGAAAACCAGGTAAGTTACCTAATCCTACATATCAGAGAAGTTATAAATTAGAATATGGAGAAGAGACATTACATATACAGCAAAATTCAGATCTTAAACCTGAGGATAAAATTGTTATAATTGATGATTTAATTGCTACTGGAGGAACAGCAACAGCACTAGCAAGTTTAATCTGCCAATGTTGGAATATACCTAGAGAAAATATTTTAGTTTTGGCTCTAATAGACTTGCCCGATTTAGGAGGAAGTGCTATAATAAAAGACGATGGTTTTAATATTGAAACTTTAATACAATTTGAAGGAGAGTAAAATGGCTCAAAAACAAACACAACAAAAAATTGACTGGAAGAAAGAAAAACTTAAAAAGAAACAGGCACAAGACAGACGTAATGGCTAAAAAACCTCAAATACCATTAAAAGAAATAATGGCGGCAATCGACAAAAAGGATAGAAACTTTTATAATAATCTTTCTGAGGAAGGAAAAAAAGCCTTTAGTGCCTGGATGATGATGAGATATTGCAGTAGTGTACAGGGAAAAAATGCCGCAGATTATATTTTTATGACAAATGAATGTGTAAACTATCAGTTCAGTGAAGTGAGCAAACATCCTGAATTGCAATGGTTATTACTTAGTGTATGTGGTGTTGGCTCTATACAATTTCATCCATATATAAAACCGCCTAACAGCAGAAAGAAAAAAAGCAAAGTATTTGATTTTATATATGAAACTTTTCCACATATGAAGGCAGAAGATATAAATCATTTGATAGATATAAACAGTAAAGAAGAACTAAAAGAATTAGCATTAGCACACGGATACGATGACAAAACAATCAAAGACATCTTTGGAAAGTAACACTTGTAAATGGTGTGGCAAAACTTTTATGAGTGAGAGAACACTCTCTGCTCATATGTGTGTAAAGAAAAGACGTTGGGCAGACAAAGATTTAACACATATTAGGTTAGGATACAGAGTATTTCAAATGTTTTATGAGCTAAACACAACAGCAAGTAAACCTAAATCACAAGAGGACTTTATTAAAAGTCAATATTATGAAGGGTTTACAAAATTTGGAAGAAGTTGTGTTGTAAATGAATATATGTCTCCAGAAGAATTTGCAGAGTGGCTAATTAAAGAAGGCAAAAAATTAAAGGATTGGAGTAAAGATAGTTTGTATGATGAATTTTTACTTACTTATGTTAAAAAAGAACCAGGACTAAAAGCACTAGAAAGAACTATAATATATCTAAATAAATGGAGTGATGAAACTAAAAATGATTGGCAAGATTATTTTAAGATAGTAACTCCTGCTAGAGCAGTTCATGATATTAGAAGTGCAAAAATAAGTCCTTGGGTACTGTATCTAAGTGAGACTGGAGGAGAATTGCTAACAAGATTTAATGATGAGCAAGTAAAAATGATTCAACATATAATTGATACAACATTTTGGATGAAACATTTTGGATATAATAGAGAAGAAGTAGAAGAAATTAAAAAAACATGCGAGGTAGCAGGAATATGAAAAAGTTGATAGAAAAAACTTCACAATGGCATCATGATAGAAATTTAATCGATGGCGCAACAAGTAAGGACCAAGTATTAAAATTAGTACAAGAGGTTGGAGAACTTTCAGATAGTGTATGTAAAGGAGAAGATGTAAAAGATGATATTGGAGATTGTCTTGTAATACTTATAAACATCGCTGAGAGAGAAGGAACTACATTAGAGGAATGCTTACAAGTAGCATACGATGATATAAAAGATAGAAAAGGTCGTATGATAGATGGTATTTTTGTAAAGGAAGAATAATGAAATTTGATTTTGATGTAGATATAGATATGGCTAACAGAGATAAGTTTCTCGACTTAGTTAGGCATACTCCTGCAAGTAT